TGCCACGCGCATTACGATTGTTAAACGAGGTGTCAGAGGGGTCATCCCAATTAAAGTCCACAATGCGAACTTGGTTGACCTTCTCTAAAGCATCCATTTCGGTGTCAACAATGTTTGTTTTCAATCGTTGGTCTGATGAAACTTGAATGGCGGCGTTGCCAATGTATAAAGTAGTTGAACTGCCGCCTTCAGAGCTAGAACGTAGCTGATTAGCACTACTTATTGCGCCGACATAGACGCCTTCTCCAACGGCAACATTGCCGTCGTTGACCCCAGTTCCATAAAGATCAAAAAACCCAATGCCACTCATGTGTAGGTCTTTGAAGCGAACAGCACTAGCACCAAGGTCGATGGCGTCATCTGTTACAGATACAGTGCCACTTGAATTTTGACCGGGATAAATGATGTTGGCATTCTGGTTCAGAACAATTGCTGCACCACTGCTTGAAGGCGCAGACATGTAAAGTGTGCCGCCATTAGTACCAATCGACCCTACGTTTGAGCCTGCCTTATTTATCGCAATCGCTGTCCCGTCTGAGTTTTGACGATTGACAATTAATCCTTCGTGGCCTGCGTCACTAGAGGTGGTTACTATGTTTGCGCCAACCACGCTGCCGGTGACAGCAAGTCGTGTGCTAGCAACACCCGTATTACCTATGCCCACATTTTCCGAACTATCAATCGTGATAGCTATGGCATCTGCGTTATCATCAATACCGGGGCTTGTGAAGCTGCCGGTGAACGTCGGATTAGCAATAGGTGCCTTAGCATCTATCTGGGTCTGTATGGCAGAAGTTACGCCGTCCACATAGTTAAGTTCAGCAGTGGTAGCCGTCACGCCATCTAGGATGTTTAGCTCAGCAGCGGTGCTAGTGACACCATCTAGGATGTTTAGCTCAGCAGCCGTGCTTGTGACACCATCAAGGATGTTAAGTTCTGCTGCCGTAGACGTAACCGTTGTGCCGTTAATAGATAGCGCATCAGTTTCTAAAGTACCATCAACATCTACATCACCAGAGATGTCCAGAGAAGCCACTACAGCCGTTCCTGTGAGCGTAGGAGCAGTCAATGTCTTATTCGTAAGAGTCTGTGAGCCAGTAAGCGTAGCAACAGTGCTGTCAATAGACAATGTTACTCCAGTACCTGATGCAGCGGAGTTAATACCTGTGCCGCCAAGGATACCTAAAGACTCTGAGTCAAGGTCAATATCAATAGAGGCAGAACCATCAGTAACATCTAAGTCCTGTGCAGTTACTTGAGAGTCTACATAAGCCTTAACAGACTGTTGAGTAGGTATAAGTGTTGCAGAGTTAGAAGACATATCATCTTCATCTACAAAAGCTGTAACAGTAATTGAACCATCACTCAAGGAGCCATAAGTTACTGTACCTGTAGTCGTAATAGCTGATGATCCATTATTAATAGCGCCAAAGCCTGAAGTAATACTGCCAGAGTTTAAAGCACCCACAGTAGTTACATTTGATAAAGTATCTAAAGCACTTTCAAAGTATGTTTCAAAGTCAGTAAGAGCAACTTGAACCATTGTACCACTGTCATTGACTACAACTCTATCTGCATCTGCAAGAGTAGTAGAAGTTGCTGAAGTGTTTCCATCTACAATATTAATTTCTGCTGCTGTAGACGTAACCGCTGTGCCATTAATAGACAGTGCATCAGTCTCCAACGTACCGTCAATGTCAGCGTTGCCTGAAATATCAAGAGATCCTGCATCTAGTTCTCCAGTAAGTGTAATGTTTCTAAAGCTTCCAATGTCTTTATTAGCATCTACTACTACAGCCTTAGAAGCTGCTACAGTACCAGCAGTTACTCCATCAATAGTTTCTAGTTCTGCTTCACTAATATCTGCACTACCAATTACAAAGCTTGTACCCGTAATTACTGTACCTGTGATAGCAGCGGCACTGTTACCACCAATAATTGCACCATCTACTGTACCACCATTAATATCAGCAGTGTCAGCTACGAGTGCATCAGTAGTTACCGTACCGTCAAAGAAAGCATCTTTAAACTCTACAGAGCTTGTGCCTAAGTCAATGTCATTATCTGTAGAAGGTACAATAGCACCATTAGTAAATGTTACTTGGTTGTCACCTCCAGCAGCTATAGTAATTACATCAGAGCCACTGAAGGTTATAGAAGTATTAGAGTCTGCATCACCTGCAATGCTATCAAGTTGCACAGCGCCTACGTTGCTAAGTGCAGCATCACCAAAATCTACTGCACCTGCTACAGTCAAAGTACCTGAAACTTCTACGTTAGCGTTTATGTCTACTAATGTAGCATTAAGTTCAATCTCGTCAGTAGCGTTAATGTCCAGTACAGTAGCAGAAGGGGCGTTAATGAATTGAGAAGCATCATTAAATTGCAAAGCCATTGTGCTGTTTAAAAGAAGACCAGTATCTGCTACGTGTGTTAGTGTTACGTCTGTGTCTGCACCAAAGCCAAGCACTGCTGCATCTGAGTCTAGTGTAAGATCATCACCTACAAGTAAGTCACCATCAATGTCTACGTTGCCTGAGAAGTCACCTGTAGCAGCATCTAGTTCACCTGTAAGAGTTACGTTTCTAAAACTAGATACATCTTTATTACTATCAACTACAACGGCCTTAGAAGCAGTTATAGTCCCTGCTGTTATAGTATCTATAGTCTCTAGCTCTGCTTCAGTAATAACTGCACTGCCTATTGTAAGACCACCTACGGTAGCTACTCCTGCAACATTAAGAGTAGTAGCCATGTCTACTGCGCCATCAATATCTACAACATCTAAGTTAGATGTTCCATCTATATCAATGTCACCTGAAATATCTAAAGAAGAACCTGTTAAAACTCCTGTAACACCTAAAGTACCAGCTATAGTCGCATTAACATCTACATCAAGCGTGTCAACATGAGCAGTACCATCAAGGAATAAATCTTTAAATTCTAAGGAGCTAGTACCAAGGTCAATATCATTATCTGTAACAGGCACAATAGCGCCATCCTGAACACGTACTTGTTCAACTGCACTGCTAGATACCTCTACAAAAAAACCTACTCTATTGTTTGTTCCGTCTACTACAACTTTATTAAGAAAATCTAAATCACCAATCTGAGGTACGTTACCACCTTGCCCAGCAGAGCCATCGTGTCTATGACCAGTAGAAGATGCACTAGATGATGAATATGCAAAAGCATTTACTAGTTGGTTATATTCATTGTTAAATAGTGCTGCTGTGATAGTATCTCCATCAGCCATAGAACTCTGTCTAGTATAATTCTGAGCCATTTATTATCTCCTACCTGATGGCATGTAATCTATATAAAGACCATTTACAGCGTAGGCTGACTTTTGATCTTCACTTGTAATTCTAAAACTGCAAGTATTTCCAGAGCCTTCTAGTGTAATCCTTTCCATAGGATCAGTAGTTGCTCCAAATGTAACTGCATTAAAAGTTGCTGTACCAAAAATTGCTGGAAGAGCAATAGTAGTGACTGCAAAAGGTTCTGGTTGAGGTATTGCAGGATCTTCATAGTCATATCTAACTCTAAAGCTAGGTTCTACTGCTCCTTCAGGGCTAAAAGAAACTCTTGCATATTTAAGAGTCTTTCTAGTACCTACATCACCAAAGTCAAAGTCTGGTGTTTGATATACAGCATCTATATCTTTTGCTGAACCTGAACTATAAAAAGCATTACCTGAAAGATGATTATATATGTATCCATCTTTATCACCATGATATACTTGTTCTATACCGTCTTTATCTAAATCTGATACAAAACCTAGTGCTTGAATACCTAATGTCTCTGACCATGCAAAACCATTAGATGTTAAAGTACCAATAATGCCTCTAGCAATAGTAGGGCTTTCAGTATTTTTAGAATAAAATAAACGGTATTGTGATTTACTTCTTAGTACACCGCTTGTTATTATAAATCCTGAATCTGCTGCAATATCAGATATAAGACTCTGTATTTGTCTACTTACAGATCCTAACTCTACATCACTATTTCTTTCTGTACCTGCAACTGTACGTACTCCATCTGGAGCAAGAAATAATAAATCACCACCTATTTCTTGAATACTTCCACCAGATACACAACCTACGTTTGTTGTAATAGGTACAACTGCTACAGTGCTAGAGTTATTTATGTTTACAAGTTTATGTATGCTGTTCTTACAGAAAATAATTAAGTCACTACGAAAGCTTGCTAGACCTACTACAGCATCTTCAATTACAATGCTTCCTGCACCGCTTCCAGTAAAACTATCAATATCATTAGTACTACTATAGAATATAGTGTTCTTAGCTGTAGAAGCTCCTGCAACTACTAAGTGTTTATCATGTATTACACCAATAGTAGGGGCTGTAGTTCCACTTACTGTTATCTCTTTTGCAAAAAATGTACGATCAGTTAGTGCGCCTGTTCCTGTCATTTGAAATAAAAATGGTTCATTTACACCATCACAAATAACTAGCTCACCATAATCTGATGTACCTTCATATAAAGAAAAACTGCATCGTCCTTGAGAAGTACGTGCAGCTACTGAGCGTCCTGTAAATGTAGAGTAATTATCTCCTGACGCAGATACACTTGCTCTGTTTATTTGTAGCCAAGTACTTTCACCATCTTGACTAAAAAATATTCCTGTGCCTGAACAAACAATTACACCATCTGCATACACTGCCATGCCAAGAATAGTTTCACTACTATTAGGTCTAGTATCACCAAACTCTGTAAAGCCATCTACTCGTCTGTAGCCACCGTCAGGGTCTACCTCAAAGTTTCTAAGGCGTGTAGCAAAACCAGGCTGAGAAAGCATTTCTAGCTGGTTTAAATTGACGTTTAAGCCGCCTTTGCAAGAAAATCCCCAAGGCTGTGACACTACACAAACCTCACACGATCATCTTTAAAGTATCCAGGAGTAGGTTCCATTAAATGAAGTTTCATTAAACGTAAACCACGCTTATAATCTTCAAGAGCAAAAGCTGCTGCTTGTGAATCTTCTTTAAATTGATGTACATAGTATCTAGCTCTAGCTAATAGAACTGTTTTATATACATCTGGAAATACTGTTTCATCACCAAAAGCATCTAAGGCTGTAGGTAAATTAAAAGCAAAATACCAAATACGATATACTTTATCTGGTATAGGGCTTACTCCAAACTTACGACCATCAGGACTTTTAATTACACGACGAGGTACAGCATATTGTTGAGTATCTGCATCATCTAAATTTTCACCTAAACGATAAAAATCTTTCCATTCTTCTGTAGTTACAAAACGAAGATTACGTGCTTCATATGGAGCAGACTCTCCGCTTACACCCACTGTAGTTAAATAAAAGTTATCCCAATCTATATAACCGTAGTCGGTAACTAATGAAGAACTAGCTGGCTTTAATTCATACCAGCGTGTTCCTGCTACTGTTTCAACAAAAACATTACCATACATAGGATCAGTAGCACCACTTTCTGCTGTAGCTAAAAAAGGCCACTGAGGTTCTTCATTAACTATATCAAAATATGCTCTGTTAATTACATCTTTAACATGCTGTTGCACACCAATAGCATTTGCAAAAGTTGAAGAAGTTAAAGCAACTTCATTCATCTCTCGCAGTATTTCGTTAGTTAATGAAAGATAAGTAGCCATTATTTTTTATGTACCTTTTGTATTTCAAAGCTTGCAGTTTTACTAGACCCTGTATGTTTTTTATATCCATCTTTAGGATCTTTCATAAGTTTGTAAGACTTACCACTTTTCATCCAGTGATAGCCTTTAGGTGCTTGTACTTTCATCGTCCTTTTGGTAGGCTGTTATTATAGCCAGCCATTTTATTGCAAGCAGTTTCCATTGCATAAATGTCAGCAGATGCTTTACCACCATGACCTTTCATCATACGATGATCGCCACCATGCATCATTCCATAACGCTTAGTGCCACCACCCATCATTTGAGTACGCATTTGACCCATCATATCTTCATCCATTTTAGACATTCCCATAGCAGCTTTTTTACGCTTCATATCACCACCATACATCATCATATTTCTCCCTGTGTATTTATTAGGAACATACCCTTTCTTTCTTGGAACTTTATTCACTAATCTTGCTCCATTGAAAATGTTTTACTTTTTTCTCTAGCAGCTTCTATTTCTGTTTCATACTCTGCTGTATTTTCACCTTTGTTAAAAATACGATCATAGTTATCTTTATACTGAGAAAGATTCATCCCTTTACGGAATCTGCTTCCTTTACCAACAATAGCTTTTCTAAACGTAACAGGATTTGCTTCTGAACCAATTTGAGGCATAGTTAAATATCTCCAATAAAAGGAAAGGGGCCACCGAAGCAGCCCCATCCAGTACTAGTCGATGCCGTAGAAAGCAGACACAAGAGCATCACCACGAAGTACCTGTGCGCCATATACATGCAGACCACGAACAATATCACCAAAGCTGTCAGGATCACGAAGAACCTCAGTGTTGGTAATAGTCTGTGCAGTAGCCGTAGAAGACATGTGACCAGCCAAGCACTTACCAGCAGCGTTAGTCGTTGCAGCAATGTTATTTGACTTGTACATATCAAATCCACGAAGCTTGCCAGAGCTTACCAATCCATTGCGGATTGAGCCTTGACCTGCATTGTAGTCAACTGACAAGAGCTTAGAAGAACTTTGTACAAGTACTTCATAGAACTCTGGGTTAGCAAGGAACCATCGTCCTTCTTCAGGTACGTTTTGCTCATCAAGCAAACGAGCCATATGAGAAAGAACATCAATAGGATCATGCTCACTAGAACCAAAACCAATGTCCAAGTTACCAGTACCGTCAAAGGTGCCAGCAGCAAGGTCAGTAGCGTTGTCAGAACCAAGAACGTGGTTAGGGCTAGAAGCCGATACACCAGCAAACATTTCAGCAATAACACCTGCATCAAAAGCATCACGCAATGCGTAAGCTGCTGAAGAAGTTGCTACGTCGCGGAAGTTAACGTGAGACATATTAGTTTCAATATCATCAACGATGAATTTGAAAGCATTAGCTACGTCAACGACCAAGGTTAGTTCTTGGTCAGTAAGTTTAGTAGCAGTCACATCAGCACCACGCTCATACTGGTAAACAGTAATTTCAGGTTCTTTGATGATTCGCACACTATCACCGAATGCAGAGATTTCACCAGCATAATCAGTGTTAGTAATTGCTTCTACTACAGAAGACTTACGGAAAAAGTTTAGTACCTGCTTGGAATAAACTTTAGGTAGGAAAAACGAATTCGTTTGTCCTGATACAGAGTTACCAAAGTTTGCGTTGGTATCTGTACTTGGTTCAAAAAATTGATCTGATTGGTTAAAAGCCATGTTAATATACTCCTAATAACACAAATTAAATTTATGCTACTACTCTTCCCTCCATCATAGCTTGTTTGATTTCATCTTCATATTTATCAAACTGATCAAGGGACATAGCAGCAATTTCCCGTTCAGTCCAAACTTTAGGCTGTTTAGCGTCTACAGAAGTAGTTTTAGTTGATACCATATCCGCTGCACTACCCTGTGGTTGCCTACGTTGTCTGGGCTGCGATTTTGTTTGAGAAACACCATTTTCTAACTTATAAAGATCAATAGCTTTAGATGCTAAAGCTACATTATCTGGATTATTATAAATCCAATCCTGTATTTGCTCTGGCTGTTCTTTTGCCCATGCATGAAAGTCATCGTTTCCTCTAATATCTTCAAAGTCTGGATGTCTTTCTTTCAACGTAGTTTCAGCTTCTCTACGCAATACTTCAGACTCACGTTGCCGCATAGACTGTAGTTGTGCTTCAAGATCTGCTACTTGACGTTGACTTTGCATATGTGCAACAGTTTCAACCGTATTATACAAATCAGGATATTCCTGCCTAAAAGTCTCTAACTCTTCTTCAGACTTAGGAGGCTGATATGCAGGTTGTGCTGCTTGAGCCATAGCACGAAGTTCTTCTTCTTTTTGCCTAAACTCATTTAGCTTATGATCATAATGTTTTTTTAGATCATCATATCTTTTTTTATAGTTAGTTCGTTTACGAGGCTGAGCTTCTTCTTCATCAGGGGCCAAATCTTGTTGGGTAGCCTGTTGTTGCTCTGCGTAAAATAAACCATCTGCATCACCTCTACGAGGTTCATCTGGCGTATGCCAAGGTTTACGTGCATTATATGGGTTACTTACTTCCTCTTCGTATTGTGGTTCTGACATTTCTCAATCTCCTTCACGGGGCTTGTGTCTTGCAAGGTAGCCATTATTAACTCCGTCGAGTAAATGGGGCTTGACTTACCAAGGTAGCCGTAAAAATTATTGAAGACTAGGCATTCTGTTGGCACCCATCATAAGCTTTTCAATTTCCTCTTGAGTTTTGCTTATGCCAGGATCTTCTTCATCCATCATTCCACCTTCAGCCTTCATTTGATAACCGCCATCATAAGCACGTTCAGCATCATCCATCATTACTTGGAGATTGTCTGCGCCTAATTGGTCGGTCGCTTTTCTGGTAAATACAAACTCACCATCACTCAAACGAGCAGGTATAGAGTCTGATACACCAGTTCCAGGGCCTTCGACTTCTCCAGCACCTGAAAACTCTGAAGCAGTTATCATTACTTTATCTAAGATACCTTCTAGTCTTGGATCTTTTTGTAATGCATCTGCTAAATATTCTTGTTCTGAATCATCAAGTGATTCATCTAAAATATAATCTATATAACTCTCTTCCATTTGATTATCTGGAAGTTGTGAAGCTAGTGCCTCATCCATCTCTTCTGGAGGGATGTTATCGTAGGTATCTACTGGCATTCCTTCTTCTGGCATCATTAATGTGCCACCTTCCTGAAAAACTTTACGTCCTTTAAGTATATCTGCTTGAGTTACTTTGCCATCACCTGTAAGATCAGGAAACTTACCACCTTCTGCTTTAGGAATACGATTTTCAGGTTTAGCCATTCTATCATAAGCTTCTCGACCCTTTCGTTCTGCTTCTTGTAAAGCTCTTATAGCTTCCATTTCTTCTTCTTCTTCAGCAGTAAAAACTTCCATACGATATAAATCTTGACCCAACAAAGATTCCATTTTTTTCATGTATGCTTCTTCTGCTCTTTTATTAGCATCAGCAATACGTTTACTTTCTACAGGATTACCTGTACTTGGATCTAGATTCATAACTTCAGCCATTATCTTCTTTCCTTTCTAAAACTTCGTTTACTACTTGTGGTAACTCTAATAATCTACCCAGCAAATTCATCTTCCCCTGGCTGCGGTACATTTCCAACTCCGATGTTGCCCCCACCAGTACCTGTAGCTCCAAGTTCTTGAGGCTGTTCAGGTACTCCTCCAGCGGCTGCCATTCCTGCTTGTTCTTGACCAGTGGGGCCAGCTTCCGCGCCAGTTGCTTGTCCAGCATTTTGCATTCCTATAATCTGAGCCATTAATGCTGCTTCTTCTGGATCATTCAGAAGTTCATCTGGATCAAGATCCAAACTAAAAGCAAGTTCACTAATAAGCTTATTAATTTTAATGAAAGGAGCTACAGCAGGATTAGAAGCTGTTTGCAAGAAAGTAGTAAGCCTTTGACTTCGTACTTCTTTTTGCATCAAGCTATTTGTTCCTGTTGCTTTAACTTCTAGATCACCTTCAACATTTAATTTACTTTCTAAGAATTGCATATTCCATTGGAAATAAGCTTCTCCAAGAGGTTTTAAAAGAAAGTCATCTAGATTTTTAATAACTGTTTTAATATTTAATGAAGCAGCACCAAGTAACATGGACATGCCAGAGGCAGTCCTAGTCATGCTTTGAACACCTGTTTGTCCATGAGAATAACTAGGAATACCTGTTTGTTCATCTGCTAATTGCCTAAACTTATCGAACATCATCATATTTTCTTGGGAGGTGTTAGGGAACTTTAAACCATTAATGGCTGTTCCTGGTACACCTGCTTGGCGACGAAACACTTTGCCAGGATATATTTCCATGCTTTGACCACCTACAAGAGCAGTCTCATCTACATCAAATACAAGTGACCCTGACAATGCAAGATTATCAATAGCCATGCGAGCATGACCGTTCATAATCTTTTGCGAATCGTCCATATTTTCGGCTACGCCAATTCCAAAAAAGCTATAGGGATTACGCTCATAGGTAAAAGCGTGATAAGGTACTCTAAAGGGCGTGAATGGGTTAACCACTGCCCGAAGCATCTTACCATTGCAAATCCACGCATTAATTTGGACTTCATCTAAATCATCAACTCCTTCATCAAGTTCCATACCTACTTGGCGACAGTATTCTGCATCCATGATGCCCCAATACTCTAAGACTTCAAACTGACTATAACCATAGTCATCGCTACGGCTATCGTCTTTAAGTTCTTGTTCGTAGTCTTCTTCTATATAGTTAGGCCCCATTTGCAAACATTCGCGTATAGCGTCTTTGTCAAAGTAAGGAACATTTCTAAGATCACGAAGCTGAGTCCGATTCATTCGATGTCTATGAAAACAGTACTCAGCTTCAGCCATATTTGTAGCATTAGGATCTGGAAAGAAATCCCAAATACTTACAAATTCTATACGGGGTACTCTTACATAAATAGGAGAGTATTCCCTAGTACCTTCTTCTGATTCAGTCCATCTGTTAAGAGTTTTATTAAAATTAAAAGGCCCCTTAACCACACCTGTTCCAAATAAAGCTGCTTCAAATAAAGAGTTTCTAATTTCACTAGCTCCATTAGATTCTTCAATTTGATCGTGTATCAGCTTTTCCATACGCCTTGCTGCTTTCTGAGCAGGGCTGACTTCTATTACTTCAGGACTTGGCAGCGTTCCTTCTTTTAAAATACCTTGCTCTTCAGCTTGTACTTCTAAAGGAACATTTTCAAACTTACCATTACCTATAGTAGCGCCAGGTTTTAGAACACGACCATCTCCTTCAAACCCAACATCATAAGGATTTTCTGGTGTACCTTCTTCGATGGTATCGTCAGGAGAGGTCGTTTCTAAACCAGGAACGGGGTTCTGTGTGTCTAAATGTGCGTACTTAGATACCCCCTCTGGAACTTTAGTTTCTGTAATGCCAATAGGAAATTTATTAGCACCAAACACAACATCAACAAGCTGACCAAATGCTGCAAGCACTTTAGTCTTTGTTACTTTAACAAATACTCTAGATTTTTCAGATTCACGAAACCTTACATTCTTACCATATAATCCACGATAATTATGATAAGCAGTAAGCCAGCGTTGCTCATCTAAATCTCTAGCATTTTTAGCAGAAAGAAATCTATCTTGAATTAAACCTACAATATTATTTTGCAGGTTTTCTTCAAGAGTAAGGTTTATACCTTGTTCATTCTCTACTTCTTCAAAGTAAAGCTCATTTGATGTTAATGTATTTTCAGCCATAATTTACTAGTCTGGAGTTACACCAAGATGTTGGAACTCAATTAAAAAAGTAACCGTGGTTGCTGCTGTCGCTAAGTTACTTGCAAGAGGCTTTAAACGAATGTGCAGTGTACGTGCAGCAGCACTATACAAAGAACCTGCAAGCGTCATTGCTTCTGAAGTAGCTGGGCCACCACTCATGGTAGAAAAGCCGTTAGCTGCGGCTGGAACACCATTAGCAATAATGTACAAAGGGGTGTTAGCAGTAATAGTAATAGCACTGCCACCATCATCCGCAATAGCTTTTTCATCAATAATCTGTCCACCACCTGCTGCTGTTCCTAAGTCAAAATCAATATCGTCACCTGAAGAGCCACCAGTAACTAAGTTACCATTAGCAATCATAATAAGATTTTTAATTGAAGTGTCAGCAGGTTGAGTAAAGCTAACATCATAAGTAGCGTTAGCCGTTACAGCAATAGTGTCTGTAGTAGCAGACGTTGCTGAAGTAATAACATTATCTGATAGGGCTTGAACGTCTAGCGACTTCGCTGAGTTACGCCCCGTATCTCGTATATCTACAACTGGGTTAGTCATATGTTCCTCCTAATATCCAAATTCTGAATCAACTGGCGTGTAAGCCTGTTCCATCCTCATGTGTCTAAACTGGTTAAATATGTCATTGACTTTGGGCCTTGACATAATTAAATACCTTAATGCATCATATGCATGGTCAGGTGCATGTGTATCGACATCTTCAGGATTAGACTTATCTAATGGTATACTCTGTAGCTCACGTATCAAGTTAGGGCAACTGTTAAATATCTGTATTT